CAGGAATACAATGAATGTTATGAGCCGAAGCTAAAGCCAGGGAGATTTTCTCCTAACACCTCTCCGGCGTCGCGGTTTTTGAACTGCGTAAAAGTGTCGCACGCACGTGAAAAAGGATAACGCAATATTGGAGTAATGAACCAATTAAGTTCATAACGGAATTTGTATTTACCGACCCAGGTTTAACCCCAGGGGATATCTTGCAGCGAGAGAAATAACATCTGTTCAGAAAATCATGATGGTACGACATAATTTTTTACGATTTTCTAACCCCCAAACCGCCTATGCGACAATGGCCCAGAGTCTATCGCGAAAAGTTTTAAAAGACCTTTGCTTTGAATGCAGACGTCAATTAATACAATTAGGAGTTGGATACTCATCCAACAATGCTGGGGATGGACCCAGAAATTATAACTATGAAAATATGGTGCGAACCATGAAACCTTTCATCCACGGTGAACTTACTTACTATTTTAATGGACCCTCTTATTATAAGACAACTTTATACCGAGAGTTAGTTAATGTATCCTACAAAATGTTCCAAGCACCGTTAGGCAGTGATGAAATGAATTATTGGTTTGTTGAACTAGAAACTGTTCAAGTTGCCATAAAAATTTTTCAATTTGTAGCTCTAGAAGCTAAATATAAATTGGATCAAGTTAAAATGAAATTAATCAATGGAATGAAAAATCATAAGGTTTTTATGAATCCAGATGGACATATTCAACTTGGTGTTGAATATTCAAGTAATAATGCTGGTGACGGACCTGATCTATATCGAGAAGAATTATCTATGATTATGGCTGATCGATCACTTTTTAAGACGACTCCTTATGTTGCTCATAAGAATCTTTTGTACAAACATAGAATGAAAGGTTCTCCAATGACATTAAATGGAATTATTTTGGGTGCCAGCCAAATCGTTTATGTTTTCATCGTTATAGAAGAACTTAAAATTTTCCTGGATATTAAATTCAATAGAAAATTATATAAGGCTTTTATTAACCCCGATGGATCAGTGCAACTAGGTGTTGCATATTCTTCAAACAATGCAGGAGATGGACCTTTCTTCTGGTACTCAATTATATTGGTATTTGTAGTAGGTTTACCTTCAACCCCTCCAGAAAAATTTCCACTTCATCTACATTATATTTTCGGAATGGCATATCTTGTTAATGATATAGAAAATTGGAAAAACTCAAGAAAAATCGCTAGTGGTTACACATTAATAACGAAACCTTCAACAATGAAGAAAACTAGTACAGAGACATATTTTTTGTATCTAGTTCGAATTGAATTTTGTATAGCATTGTTTAATGAATTGTTTTTGTTGTTATTACCCCTTCAAGGAACTTATGAATATCTGGATTTCCTTAATTTATTACGAGGTCTACTTATTATGTATGGTCGAAGTAAGTTTTATCAATATTGTGGACACATGATGTATAATTATTATATTGAATTTGAAGTTCACAATCATTATTTACAACTTGAACGTAATAAAATAAGAAGAGAAAAAGAAAGTATGAGTCAAGAAGATTATCGAATTATATCTTACCAAGATACTGTACAAACTTTCTCATTTATAAATGATATACCAGAGGAAGATAAAAAATTTTACGAATCATTATTATGGTATGCAGCAAGTTTGAAAAGAAGTAAGACAATCACAGATATATTTTTTGCTAGCGCGGGTTTTTATCAGATGATTTCTGAAAATTCAATATATACACAAATCGCTAATAGTGATTTTGTGGAATATTTTCAGGCATTATTTGAAACTAATCCATTGGACGATTCAGAACCGGAAACTCAAAGTCTTGAAACATTGCGAGATTTTCGCATGTTCTTGGGCAACTATGA